TGCTGCATATGCCTCTTTGAAAGATATTCCGTCCAGCTCCTGTACAAAAGTGAATATATCTCCTCCAGCTCCGCACCCAAAACAGTAGAAGGAATCCTTATATATCTTCATGCTCGCCGTCTTTTCCTTGTGGAACGGGCAGCATATGAACCCCGCCCTGTTTGGCTGCGGCAGTCCGTACCGCTCCAGAATATCTTTCATTGAATAGAGGTCTTTTATTTGTTCAGTATTCATTTTCCAGCACTTCTTTCAGTTCCCGGTATAGGATATCCCTTATGAGTTTTCCGGTCGTTTCCGCCTTACAGAAATCAAGCTGCATGCCGTACCTTGCCCGGTATGCGTCAATACTGGCAATCAAAGCCTTGGGATTATACATACTTCTATACTTACCACAATAAGCGTGTTCCCATGTACCATTTTCCACTAACAGGTAAATCCGGCACCCTGCGGCTTTAGCCCTTTCAAACTCCTTTTCAAACCGCCCACGCTCTTTCCCAAAGCACAGACATAGTTCATCAAGATTCATTTTCCGCTCAATCACTGCCCTGTTGGAGAAATCAAGGGTACTTCCATCTGGCAACACACACTGGCAGGAATAATCCCCGAAATCCAGCTTGCGTCGCTCATGTGGTAAGCCTGTCTGCTCTATGCGTCTTTTAAGGTTTTCCGTTGGTTGTTCTCTGGAATCTACAAGCAATGTCATAGATTCCAGAGATTTTTTTAACTCAAATGGTGTCATAACGGCTCCTAATTAAAAGGCAGCTCTTCATCTATCCCGTCAGGAATATTCATGAATCCGTCCGCATCAGGCTTTCCATATCCGTTGTTCTGCTGACTGTTTCCTTTCAAAAGCGTGTCTGCCGGAACCTCAAATTTCCCAGAGCGGATTTTTTCAACAGTTACAAGAGAATGGCAGTTTGTAAAGAATCCATGCCTGCTGTTAAATTCGTATTCCTTGTTATTGAATAATGCTCCAATCAACAAGCCTTTGAGTTTCTTTTCGTCCCAGTCAAAGCGATAACCTTTGTTGGAATCTTCAAAGGCATTCATCACTGTTTTGAACCGGCGCATTGTCCAGTTGTCCTGTTCGCTTCCATCGTCTTTTGGAACGCGCAGACGGTATGTACCTTTCCACTTTTTATCCTCGCCTGTCTGTGCCTTATAGTTCGCTGCAAAGAAATCTTTATGCTCGCCCTCTGCAATGTCAAACGATATAATAAGCTGATTATTCCAGCCCTTGTCAGAGTTGTCCTGCTCCACTGCATCAAGAATTTTCAGCACATACCCACCAACCGGGAGCCGCTCTGTATCACTGTATGCTTGCGCCTTTTCATATCCATTTAATTTTTTCATGTAAGAAAATCCTCCTAAATTTCGTAATATTCTCTGATAGTGGTATCAACAAATTTCAGGTCATTGTCAATCTTCATTTCAAACATATCCATAGGACTTTTCGCCGGATTACTACCGTCTGAATTTGTGATAAAATAATGCTCACTGCCCTCCACCTGACAAAGCAGAACGATTGAAAATAACCCCTCCACTGTAAGCTGATTGTCAAGCATTTTGCCCAACGTCTTTGCTTTCAGCTTTCCATCATCTGACAATTCTGTATGGTGCAGCATATATACAATACAGTCTGCTGGAGTGCCACGAATGATAAAATCAATCAGGTTGCGAAAATTCAATGCCATATTGGTAAACTTTCCGTACCCGGTTTCCTTTGCATGGTCGAAACTCTCAAAAGCCATAAGATACTGGCTATCGTCAATGACATACTTTTTCAACTTTGGCTCTTTGAGAACCTTATAGATTGCCGCATAAGTAGCATTATCCACTTTTGGCAGTTTCTTCCTGAACGGAAGCGGCTTCCCGGCTACGTTAAAAATGCCAATTTCATTTTCATCAAAATTCCTCATGCTGGTGCTTTTTCCTGAACCGCTTGCACCTAAAACCAATACTGGTACACCCATATTTCCCTAATCCTCCAATCTCCTAATCTTCATCTTCTTCTTTGTTTACTTTATCCCCAAAAAATCTCCTGCATTCTTCCCTATCAATGCTGTATTTGCTTCTATTCACATAATCAACAAACAAGTCCACTCTGACAGACATCTCCAGTAGCTTCTTGTATTCCTCCACCGGAATAGTAATATTTCTTTCTTCCATTTCCTTATCCTCCTATGATTTTTATAATGTCTCTCCAACCGTCACAAACGGCAGTCCGCATATTCATTCAATCTCCGGTTCTTCTTTCTCTTTTTCAACAACCCTGCTCGCCCACATATCTGCAAAATGGAGAAGCATATAAAGAGGCGTTTCTTTTCCTTGTATTTGATATCTGAAATTACCGTACAGACCGTTGTGCCAGAGTATCGCGAGTTCTTCTTCCTCTGTCAGTTCAATGAACTTTGAAGCAATCTTGACAGAACGAACCTCGTGGTCTATTGGACAAAGCTCTTCATTCACCTTAAACGGCTTCTTATCAGACTGGTATGGCTCCGGGTTTGGGTTTGATTTGGTTGCCCGTCCTTTGAGCATGTTCGGGACATATCCAGGTTTCCCGTAATCCCCACATTTCCCCATGTCATGCAGCAATCCACAAATAATAATAGATTCTGTTGGCATATCAAATCCATCTCCAAGAACACCCTCATTTCGGATGCTGTGCATTAAATCAAATACATTCAGGCTGTGTTCCGCAAGCCCTCCCTCTTTCGCAAGATGATTTCCTCCGCTGCATGGCATTGCATAAAATCCATTTTCATCCATCCAAGAGAGAAGCCCATACATTCCCTCCCTTTTGGTTGACAGCAATAATGCTTCTATCCTATCTTTCATTTTCCCTATCCTCTCTTTCTGCCTCTCTGTAGGCATATGCTAACCTTTTCTTCATTCTGCTGCGCCGTTCCTGCTCCTCCTCATACTGCTCAAAAGCATCCTGGTTGTCCGGCACATAACCTGTGAGTACCATCCTGCCCGTCCCCTTCCTTTTTCCCGCGCCTCACCCGGCGCACATCACTTCCATCTTCCTTCTCGCATCCTTCATAATCCTGCTGACATACGACTGTGTAATCCCCATCCTCCGTGCAGCGTCCTCCTGGCTGAGCCCCTCCCTGACCAAAAGCCGCGCCGCTTCCTTTTCACGTCCTGTAAGCTTTTCCATCCACGCATCATACAGCATGGCGGCTTCCACTTCACTGTAGCCATCGTGCGGGTCGGGTACCAGCTCGGCAAGCTGCAGCCCGTCCTCCCGCTCTGCTTCCAGGCTCTCCATGTAGCAGCCTGAGCGCTTCTTCCTCCGTGCATTCCTCAGTTCCACCGACATTTCATACTGCATTACCCTGACTGAAAATGTGGAAAACTTTCCGCGCCCAGGATCGTACATACCTGCAGCCTTCACAAGCCCCAGCATACAGCAGCCTACAATATCTTCGTACTCCATACCGCACCTGCGGAACTTTTCCGCCACCCAGTATGCCAGCCGTATGTTCTCTTCGATAAGTCTGTCCCTTTCCATCCCCTGTCCTTCCTCTGCGGTTAAAAGAATTTTTTTACTTTGTTTTGCCGCATCCTCTTGATTTTCCCTGCTTAATGCGATATAGTATGCATGTGTAATATCCTTGCTTTTGCCCCTGGCGTCCTATCACCTGCGCCGGGGGCATCTTTTTGGGCGCATCACTTCAA